TTAATTTATTGAGAGGGTTTACATATACATTCAATATTAACGCTTCAGGTCATCCTTTCTATATTAAAACAGCACAGACCACAGGCACAGGAAATCAATACACAAGTGGTGTGACTGGAAATGGAACACAATCAGGAACATTAACATTTGCTGTTCCATATAACGCACCTTCAACGTTATATTATATCTGTCAGTATCACAGTGCTATGAAAGGCACTATATCAATATCTGATGTAGGTCCGACTGGTGCTCAAGGAGCACAAGGTCATCAAGGTGCTACAGGTTCATCTTATTCATCAAGTGATGATATAACAACAAGGAACTTAAAAGTAACTGGTATAACAACATTTACAGGTGCTACTGTAAAATTTACAGGTGATAGTTATAATGCAGTATGGAATCAATCTGATGATGAATTAGAATTTAAAGATAATGCAAGGTTAGGATTTGGAGATAATGGTAGTGGTGTTCCTTCTGACTTAACAATTAAACATAACACTACTGTATCACCACCCGCTTCACAAATAGCAAATCGTTCAGATTCTCAGTTGGAAGTGGTTGCTGATATGTTAGAGTTGAGAAGTGGAACCAGTGATAGATCATATTTGACTGCTAATGTTGGTGCTGCGACAACAATATTTCATAGTCATACTAAGAGATTTGAAACAACAACAGATGGTGTGAAGATTACTGGTGGATTACAAGATAAGGATGGTCAACTAGGAACATCTGGACAGGTTTTATCATCAACAGGAACAGAGTTGAATTGGATTGCTGCTGCATCGGGTGCTCAGGGTGCAACAGGATCTACAGGTGCACAAGGTGCTACAGGAGCAACAGGTGCTCAAGGTGCTCAAGGTCATCAGGGTGCTGGTGGTTCAGGAGGATCTACAGGTGCTCAAGGTGCTGCAGGTGCTCAAGGTGCTACAGGATCAGGTGGTGGGACAGGTGCTCAAGGTGCTGCAGGTGCTCAGGGTGCTACTGGATCAGGTGGTGGAACAGGACCAACAGGTGCTCAAGGTGCAACGGGTAGTGGTGGATCTACAGGTCCTACTGGTGCTCAAGGTGCATCTGGATCAATTGTTTATGCGGTTCCTTCAGGTGGGATTATCATATGGTCTGGTGCAGCAAATGCCATTCCATCTGGTTGGGTATTATGTAATGGGTCAAACTCAACCCCAGACCTTAGAGGTAGATTTATTGTTGGTTATAGTAATACTGATGGCGATTATGATGTAGGTGATACTGGTGGTGCAAAAACTGATACAGTTACTATTTCTGGATCCGATACAGTTAATATTTCGATCAGTGGAACCACTTCAGCACCTCAAAGTGATAATCGTTATGGTCTTGGAATGCCTGGTGGTAGTAACAAACATTCCCATACATTTAGTGGTTCTGGATCTGATACAGTAAACATTTCTGGTTCTGATACTGTAAATACAAGACCACCATATTATGCTCTTTGTTATATCATGAAAACTTAATATATAAATTATGACTGGTATAGATTTTCCTTCCAATCCTAGTGTAAATCAACAATTCTCTGCATTTGGTAATGTTTGGGTTTGGAATGGATCATCTTGGAGAAAAGTAAGTAGAACAGCAGTCGTAGGAGCACAGGGTAATACTGGACAGACTGGACCTCAAGGTCCTGCTGGTGCAGGAGCACAAGGTGCTGCAGGTCCTGCTGGTGCTCAAGGTGCTGCTGGTGGAACAGGTCCTGCTGGTGCTCAAGGAACTGCAGGTGCTCAAGGAGCCGCAGGTGCTCAAGGAAGTCAAGGTTCACAAGGTAATGCTGGTGCACAAGGTGCACAGGGAACTCAAGGAAATATTGGTGTAGGAAGTATAACAACTTCAACAGGTGCACCGTCTAGTCCTAATGAAGGAGACTTATGGTGGGATACTGATGATGCGGTATTGTTGGTTTATTATAATGATGGTAATAGTAGTCAGTGGGTATCAATAAACACTGGAGTTAGAGGTGCTCAGGGTTCTACAGGAGCACAAGGTGCTACAGGAGCACAAGGTGCACAAGGTAACGTTGGTGTTACTGGAGCTCAGGGAGCCACTGGTGCACAAGGAACTGCAGGTGCTCAAGGAGCACAAGGTCATCAAGGCATTTCAGGTGGTGTTGGATCCACTGGTGCTCAAGGTGCTCAAGGTACTACTGGGGCAACAGGTGCTCAAGGTAACGCTGGTGCTCAAGGAGCTCAAGGTCATCAAGGACAATCAGGAACTAACGCTGGTCAAGGTGCTCAGGGTGCTGCTGGTGCTCAAGGTGCTGCTGGTGCTCAAGGTGCAACAGGACCAACAGGTGCTCAAGGAGCACAAGGTGCTGCAGGTGCTCAAGGTGCAACTGGTCCTGCTGGTGCTCAAGGTGCCACTGGTCCTACTGGTGCTCAGGGTGCTCAAGGTCATCAAGGACAAACTGGTTCAGGTGGTGGACAAGGAGCACAGGGTGCATCTGGAGCAGGTGGTCCTACAGGTGCTCAAGGTGCAACGGGAGCACAAGGTGGTGCTGGTTCGGCTGGTGCTCAAGGTGCTGCTGGTAATGCAACAACAGGTGCTCAAGGAGCTGCAGGTCCCACTGGAGCACAGGGTGCACAAGGTCATCAAGGTAATACAGGAACTGCTGGATCAACAGGAATTCCATCTGGTGTTATACTAATATGGTCTGGTGCATCAAATAATATTCCAAGTGGTTGGGTATTATGTAATGGAAGCAATGGTACACCAGATTTGAGAGATAGATTTGTTGTTGGTGGTGGTAGTAGTTACTCAGTCGGTGCTCAGGGTGGTAGTAATTCTGTTACACTTTCAACTGCACAACTACCTTCTCACACTCACGGAGATGGTACATTAGCAACAGGTAATCCAAACACCTCTTTAACAGGTGATATAAACAGAATATCAGAGTGTTTCAATGTCTATGGTAGTACAAGTGGTATATTCACAAAAATACCAAGTCAATTCAGTCCTATAACAGGAAGTTCCTCTCCTAGTCCTGTTGCAGGTGTTAGTATTAATGCTACACACACTCATGATGTTACTGGTAACACTGGATCAGCTGGAAGTGGATCCTCTCATGAAAATAGACCACCATATTATGCTCTTTGTTATATCATGAAAACTTAATATATAAATCATGGCAGCATTCGATTTCCCAAATAGTCCAAATAACGGTGATAATTACACTGCGAATGGAATCACATGGACATGGGATGGTACAAGTTGGAGAAGATCTTCCGCAGTAGGAGCACAGGGTGCTCAAGGTGCACAAGGTCATCAAGGTGCGACTGGTTCAGGAGGAGCGACTGGAGCACAAGGTGCTCAAGGTCATCAAGGTGTTCAAGGTGCTACTGCTGCTCAAGGTGCTCAAGGTGCACAGGGTCATCAAGGTAATACAGGATCTACAGGACCTACTGGTGCTCAAGGTTCTCAAGGAACTACAGGTGCAACTGGTGCTCAAGGGAATCAGGGTGCTCAAGGTCATCAAGGTCATCAGGGACAATCTGGAACTAATGCAGGTCAAGGTGCACAAGGAGCCGCTGGTGCTCAAGGAGCTGCTGGTGCTCAAGGTGCTCAAGGTGCTACAGGAGCAACAGGTGCTCAGGGTGCTGTAGGTGCTCAAGGAGCCGCAGGTGCTCAGGGTGCCCAAGGTGTTCAAGGTGCAACTGGTGCAACTGGTGCTCAAGGTGCTGTAGGTGCTCAAGGAGCTGTTGGTGCACAGGGTGCTCAAGGTCATCAAGGAGCAAATGGTAATGTCGGTGCTACAGGTGCTCAAGGTGCAACAGGACCCACGGGTGCTCAAGGTGCTCAAGGACATCAGGGTAATACTGGTGGTGGAGGTTCAACGGGTGCTCAGGGTGCACAAGGTCATCAAGGACAAAGTGGTACAGGTGGTGGAACAGGACCTACTGGTGCTCAGGGTGCTGCTGGTGCACAAGGTGCAACGGGAGCACAAGGATCTGGTGGTTCAGCAGGTGCTCAAGGTGCTGCTGGTAATGCAACAACAGGTGCTCAAGGGGCAACAGGTGCTCAAGGAGCAACAGGTGCTCAGGGCAACCAAGGTAATACAGGAACTACTGGAACTGTATTTACCTCTGGAACAAGAATGTTATTTCAACAAACATCAGCACCAACTGGTTGGACAAAAGTAACATCAGGTGTAAACAATAGAGCATTGAGAATTGTAACTGGATCTGTGGGGTCTGGTGGTAGTAATTCTTTTACAAGTGTATTAACCAGCACAGTAACCACAGGTGGTGGTTCAGTCAATAATCATACTTTAACAACAGCTCAACTTGCTACTCACTATCATAACCTTTGGACTAGAAATGAAATAGCGATTGATGGATCTCGTGGTAGCACTAGTAATTCTGGACAAGCAGGTGGTAACTGGAATAGATATGTGGGGTATCGTCAAGTTCACGGAAGTAGTGATTCATACACACCAACTTCAGAAAATACTGGAAGTAACTCTGCACACAGTCATACATTTACAAATCCTAACTTTAACTTGGATGTTGCTTATACAGATGTTATAATAGCTCAGAAGAATTAATATGAAACTTGAGCAAGGAAAATTTTGTCCTTTAATTGGTAAAGACTGCATTGGTTTACAATGTTCATGGTTTACTCAAATTAGAGGTTATCATCCTCAAACTGGTGAACCAGTTGATGAATGGGGATGTGCTGTAACGTGGATGCCTATGTTAATGATAGAAAATTCTCAACAACAAAGACAAACAGGTGCTGCTGTGGAATCATTTAGAAATGAAACATTAAATAGAATATCCACTACAATAAATATGAAAACAATAGAAGAACCACTAGATAGATTGGAGGGAGATAAACTATGAACTTAGTAATAATACCATCAGATAGAATTATAGGCATAGGAACTACTATTATAAGTGGGATTGGAACTGACATGTCTTGGATACCTTCTGATGTCCATGCAGTTCATTGGGATGGTTCTTCGGGTGAGATTGAATATAATGATGGAAAGGCAAACTTAGAGATTACATCCATTGGGATATACTCTCAAGCAGAGACTACGTTTAATAATGAAATTCAACGTAGAAAAGATTTAGATGATGAATACCTTAACAGCAGCACTTTTTTGTGGATGAAGTTGAGAAGTGAGAGAGATAATCTTTTACTATCTTCAGATTTCACTCAATTGGGTGATATTGGATTAAGTGATTCAAAAAAAGCAGAGTGGATTACCTACAGAAAAGCATTGAGAGATTTACCTGCAAATACAAGTGATCCTGCAAATCCAAACTGGCCAACTAAACCATCTTAGTATGTAAACTATGAACGATTTGATTCAAATTATTGAGGTTCTTACACCTGAGCAAGTGAAATTTGTTAACGCTGAATTAGATAAAAAAGAATTTCAAGTATGTATGATAGGTTTTGCTGATGATGGAACTGGTCATCTTAGTGCTAGAGTCGATCCAGAGATTAGATCAAGCACTGTCGCATATTTAAAAAATGAGGAAGAGGTAGCAAAGGTTATTCACGAAGGCATGAATAATGCTTTGCTTGAGTATCGTGAGAGATTGATGAAGATTCATCCAACATTTGATGGATATCCAGTTCCTGGTGGATACATGACTACATCAGAAAGAGAGTTTATACAAGTGTTAGAATATGTTGAGAATCAAAAATATACATGGCATACTGATGCCTCACCTGTGCCTGATTCAAAGGAATATCATAGAAAAATATCTATCATCTTATACTTAAGTGATGATTTTGAGGGTGGTACGACAAAGTTTGCTCGTCAAGAATATAAACCACCAGTTGGACATGCTTTAATATTTCCATCTAATTGGTGTTTCCCACACTGTGGTACACAGGTCACAAGTGGAAAGAAAAGAGTGGCGGTTACTTGGTATTATGTTAATGACCTCAACGTTTGACTTTCTAAATAAATTTAACTATAATAATTCTATGAGTTATTCAGACGAATTTTTAGAGAATATTACTATAGATGTTTGTAAAAAAACATTTATGCTATACAGTGATGATGGACAGAAGAGAAAAGTTAAGTGTGATACAACGCAACAGTTTATGGATGTTCTACAGTTAATTAACAATTCAGCAGATCCTAGAATTGTTGAGTATGCTGATATCTCAACTACAGAAGACTGATTCCTGACTAACTAAATAGATCATAGAATAATATATTGGCAATCATAAGACAATGCCCCTTAATAAGTTAGAGAACTTTATAAAGAATACTGAAGGGCGTATTCTTTATGTTAACCCAAGTGACCTTGATTCAACTGATGCGATAGAAAATCAGGGTAATTCACTTACTACACCCTTTAAAACTGTTCAAAGAGCACTCATTGAGGCTGCTAGATTCTCCTACTTAAAAGGAAACAACAACGACACAGTAGAAAAGACAACAATATTACTATATCCTGGCGAGCATATAATTGATAACAGACCTGGTTATGCAATAAAAGCAGATGGAACTTCTGCAAAAGCAGTATCACAGAGTGGTGCTGAAACAAATGCGACAACTGAATTTTCTCTAACTTCCAGTTCAGTATTTGATCTAACACAGGCAAATAATATTCTTCACAAATTTAATAGTATCAACGGTGGTGTAATTATACCAAGGGGAACATCACTGGTTGGTTTAGATTTAAGGAAGACAAAGATAAGACCTAAGTATGTTCCAAATCCAACAGATGTTAATGTAGGCAACTCAGCGATATTCAGAGTAACAGGTACATGTTATTTCTGGCAGTTCTCTATATTTGATGGTAGTGAGAGTGGGCTTGTATACACAGACTCATCAGACTTTTCAACAAATAATCAATCAAAACCAACATTCTCCCACCATAAGTTAACTTGTTTTGAGTATGCAGATGGTATCACAATTCCAACAGGGTATACAATTACTGACTTAGCGATGTATTATGCTAAGTTGTCTAATGCTTTCAATTCTACTGATAGAATAATTGAATCTACAGATAGATATCCAGCTAGTGATACTGGATTCTCTCCACAAAGACCTGAATTTGAAATTGTTGGTGCTTTTGCTGCTGATCCTATTAATATATCTAACATTATTTCTGGTGATGGTTTTACGCCTGGTTCAATTATCACAGTCACCACTACAAATCCACACGGACTCAATGCTGGTACACCCATCAAGATTAAAGGTGTTGGTGTAGATGATTATAATGTATCAACAAAGGTTCAGAATGTAACTAGCACGACACAGTTTACATATCTACTACCATTTGTAAGAACTAATTTACCAGCATCACCAAGTGCAGCAGCAGGTACAGTCACAATTGAGACTGATACAGTCACAGGTGCATCCCCGTATATCTTCAACATATCATTGAGATCAGTATTTGGTATGAATGGTATGCATGCTGATGGTAAGAAAGCAACTGGATTTAGATCTATGGTTGTTGCTCAATTTACTGGTATATCATTGCAGAAAGATGATCGTGCTTTTGTTAGTTACAATAAGTCATCTAGAATTTATGAAGGTATTGGTATCACTAAAGTAACAGGTGCAGAACTTGCAAGTGGATCATCTGCAACTAATACATCACAGGTATATCATCTAGATTCAAATGCAAGATATAGAAATGGTTGGGAAACTGTTCATATTAAAGCAAGTAATGACTCCTTCTTACAGATAGTATCAGTATTTGCGATTGGATATGCAAGACACTTTGAATGTATCGCTGGTGCTGACTATAGTGTTACAAACTCTAACTCTAACTTTGGACAAATCTCACTAGCATCAGAGGGATTTAAGAAAGAAGCATTTTCAAAAGATGATAAAGCATTTATCACAAATATAATTACACCTAAAGCGATTACATCTACAGAGGAAGATGTTGATTGGATTTCATTAGATGTTGGACTTACAACATCTGTAGGTATTTCAAGTCATTTATATCTCTTTGGATTTAATGATAAAGATATTAAACCTCCAGTCATAATTCAAGGTTATAGAGTTGGTGCTAAGTTAAATGACAAGTTAAACATAATTAACTCAGGAACTAATTATTCTGCTGATATCTTGATGGTGGACACTGATCCTGCAAGCGGAGCAGTGTATGGAACTACTAGCTCTACTAAAGAATTAGAAGTTGCTAACATAACATTAAATTCACAATTTAATTTCTTATCTACTCATGGATTACTAACGGGTGAAAAAGTTAAGTTAATTAGTGATGACGGTGATTTACCAGAAAATATTAATGCTCATCAAACATATTTTGTTATAAAAACTTCCTCTACAGCAATCAAATTAGCATCATCATTATCTAATGCTGAAAATGGAACAGCGATTACAGTCTATGGTGGAACAAATCTTAAAATATTAAGTAGAGTATCTGAAAAAGACGCTGGTGATGTTGGATCACCAATACAATTTGACTCATCCAATGGAAATTGGTATGTTCACACGAACGCTGCTAGTGGAATTTATAACGCATTTACATCAGGTGGTGTCGCTTCCTTCGGTGCAAGAACAAATGTATCATTCTTCAAGAGAAAGGAAGATGCTAGAAGTATTGATGAGAAACTATACAAGTTTAGAGTCGTAGTTCCAAAAGAATTTGATAATGCAAAGAATCCAGAAGAAGGATTCATACTACAAGAGTCAGGATCAACTGCTGCGAGGTCAAATGCAGATTTCTCTCTAACAACTATTGGTAATTCTGATTATGATTACAAACGCAATCACAGATTCATTAGTACTTGCACTGAAGCATCAAATGTAGTTACTGCAATTACTGAACTACCACACGATTTAGATGTTGGTGATCAAATAATAATTAAAAATGTAAGTAGTACAACCAACACTTCTGCAACTGTAAATCAAGGATATAATGGAACATTTTTAGTCACATCAGTGGATAGTGATAAAACATTCCAATATTCGACAACTGATGTGGATGGTGTAACACATAGCGTTGGATTCTTCACAAATGATACAAGTAGTAGAACAACTTCACTTCCTAGATTTGAAAGAAATGATCTACAGGCGAACTATTACATCTACAGAAATGATACGATTCAAGAATATGAAAAGGATATTTCTGATGGTGTGTATCATCTTTATGTTCTAAATGCTGATAATAGTATCACAGAAGAATATACTACACAATCATTCAGTCAGAATGTTGATGACTTATATCCTCAACTTGATAGAGATAACATACAGGATAATCCAGCAGCATCTAAAACTTTTGCTAGAAGATCACCTGTTGGTAGCGTAGTTACTAATGATCTTAAGAAGAGTCTTACAAGAGAGACTGCTGATAGTATATTGAAAGATTTACATATTGGACTACCAATCACAGGAGTTTCAACCTCATTCTCATCACAGAACGCTGGTACAGCAACTCTTACTTTTGATAGACAACATAATCTAAGTGGTATCCTTACTTGTTCAATATCTGCTGGTGGATCAGGTTTAACAAACGGAACTTATAACAACGTCAAGTTGTTCAACACAGGCACGACAACGTGGGATGGTGCGACTGCAACAGTAGTGGTATCGGGCAGTCAAGTTACTCAGGTAGATGTGACTGCTGGTGGATCTGGATACGCTGGTGGTGAAACACTTGATTTAGACAATACATTCACTGGTGGATCTGGTGCGAGAGTTACCACAAGCACAGTTGGTATATCAACAGTCTTGGGTAACACAGTTCAAATCACTGGTCTTACAACTGCAACTGGTGGATATTATAGAATATCTGGTGTACCAGCTGCAAATCAAGTTGCGATTGCAATCACAGCGTCTGATGATATACAAGCAGGTGAATACTTATTAAATGTAGGACATGAACTTATAGTTTCATCATCAACTTATGATACAGTTACAGGAATAACAACATTCACCACTAATTCACCACATGGATTTGTAACAGGTAATAGTTTTAGAGTCCACGATTCATCTAACATCAACAAAGGTGACTTCGTTGCAACAGGTATCACAACTACAACTATTGTTGCTAAGACTGATGCAGCATTATCAGGTGCTTTCTTACTGAAGCATGGAATGTCTGCTAACGACAGAGCATCAGATATTACAGGTGAGAATTTAGGAGCAAGGGGACTTTCATTCTTTGGTAATGAGAGAATGACTCTTGATTCTAACATCACCAATGATACAACAATTCATGTATCAGTACCAAATGCAGGTATCTCAACCACTCAAAGATTTGAATTAGGATCATACTTCCAGATTGATAGTGAGATCATGCGTGTTACAAGTAGCACACTCTCTGGATCTGGTAACAACGAGATTACAGTCATTCGTGGTGCTTTAGGAACACTAAAAGAAAATCACTCTGGTGGGGCATTAATCAAAAAGATTCTACCAAGAGCAGTTCAATTCCACAGACCTTCTTATATCAGAGCATCAGGTCACACATTTGAATATCTTGGATATGGACCAGGTAACTATTCAACTGGTTTACCACAGGTTCAGGTCAAGACATTATCAAGAGAAGAGGAGTTCTTATCACAAGCACAAGAAACTGCTGCTGGTATCGTTGTTTACACAGGTATGAACAATGATGGAGACTTCTATATCGGTAATAAGTTAATCAACTCATCTACTGGTAAGGAAGAGACATTTGATATACCAGTACCAACTATCACAGGTCAAGACCCTGCTAGATTGAGTGTTGTATTTGATGAAGTAATCGTTAAAGAAAGAATACTTGTTGAGGGTGGTAAGTCTAAGACAATTCTATCTGAGTTTGATGGTCCTGTAAACTTCGACAAAGAAGTTAAGATTAATGATAAGACAACTATAAATGGTGTTGCTAAGTTTAATAACACTGTAGAGGTAACAGATACCACACAATCAAATGATAAAGACACAGGATGTGTAGTTCTTGAAGGTGGACTGGGAGTTGAGAAAAATGTTAACATAGGTGGTAACTTAAACGTATCTGGTGTTTCAACTTTTGTTGGGGTGGGTACATTCCAAAGTGATTTGTTCGTTGGTGGTGGTTTGAGTGTTGCTGGTGTAGCGACATTCTTATCAGACATAGTTCTTTCTGGTGAACTTGTAAGTAATAGTTCAATTGTATCAACTGGTGGTACATTTGGTAACATACAGATTGGAGTCACTAATGATAACACAATTGATACTAAGACAGGCACAGGTAATCTTGTTTTAGACTCGGCAGGTGGAACAATTGATATCAACGACAACGTAGATATCTCTGGTAATTTAGTTTGTGGAGGAACAGGAACATTCACTGGTGATCTAATCGCTTTCTCATCCTCAGATGTAACTTTAAAAGAGAACCTTGTTGTTATACCGAATGCACTGACTAAAGTTGGATTAATGACTGGATATACTTTTGATTGGAAACAAAATACCGAATTCGGGTATCATCTTTTATATAATGGAAACAGACAAGACACTGGTATCATTGCACAACATGTTGATGCACTAGGTTTGCCTGGTATCACCACCACTAGGGATGATGGAACTATGGCGGTCAGATATGAAAAATTGGTTCCAATTCTTATAAATGCAATTCAAGAACTAGAAGCACGAGTTAAGACTCTGGAGGGTTAATGGCTTTACAAGCATCTGGTACTATAAAGTACAGTCAAATTATTGCGGAGTTTGGAACACCAAACAATGGTGGACTAGGTGAATTTAGGTTGGGTGGAGGTGAGAATGTAGGATCACTATCCAATGTACCACTAGATGTAGGAGTTCCTGTTACTGGTCAAATAAAATTTAGTGATTTTTATAGCAAGAGATTAAATCAAATCGTTGATTTACATTCAATAGGAAATAACACAGTCCGACAAGATGCTAAAGATAGATGGAATAATGGAAACGTTCATATTGTAGGATCAAGCAGAACTGGTAAAACACAACCACCAGACACAATTGATGATAGAGTTATTATTAATGTAAATAAAACAATTGGATCTGCACAAGGAACTCAAACTCATTGTGCTTTAAAAACTGGAACTTGGGATTCAGGAACAGCACTTGTTATCGAGATTGGTGCTTCAGGTAAATTATATGGTGCTGGTGGAGGTGGTGGTAACGGTGGATCAGCAAATAATGGGAAAGGTGGAGATGGTGGAACAGGTTCGAGTGCTTTAGGGATACAGTACGCTTGCACAGTCAATAACTTAGGTGTCATCCAATCTGGCTACGGAGGTGGCGGTGGTGGAGGAGGAAGATCACAGACAACTGGCGGTGGTAAAAAAAGTCCAGCTGTTAATAATGGTGCACCAGGTGGTGGAGGTGGTGGTGGAGCTGGACTCCCTGCTGGAACTGCTGGAATATGCCCTGATAATGCTTTTGGTGGTGGTACTAATGGTGATGATGGTGGTGCTGGTACATTAAGTGGACAGGCACAGGGTGGTGCTGGTGGAAATTATGGTGGTGATGGTGGTGATAGTAGTCCTGTCAATAATTCAGCGACAAAGGGTGATGATGGTGAAGTGGATAATTCAACAGGTGGACACGGAATTGGTGGAAGTAATGGATATGCTATAATAACTAATCAAGGATCTGCCCCGTCTATAACGGGTGGAGGTTCAATCACAGGTAGAACAATAACGTCAACTAATCCTACATAATGATTCCTAATATATTATTCAAAGTGATTTCAAACGACCCAATAAATCAATCAATTGTCGTTAAATTTTGTCGTGAAAATGCACAAAAACCAATTGATGAATATAGATCGTACAATGTCTCATATCGTAATATAGATTTTAGTAGTCCAAAAGCATTTGAAGATAGTATGCGTTCCAGAGGAAATCCTATTATAATGAAGCAATTACTAAAAGAAGAACCTTTAGAGGTTAATAAGGGAGTTCCTGAGATATTATCAACTGATATAAATGATTATATTGGAAAGATAGTTTGCACTACTAGTGATACAAGTGGTGCTATGAATAGGGTAGAATTATGATTGATGATGCGAACAAAAGATTTTATCGTAGATGTGATGAGTTTGCGATATGTGTAAACATAGGTAAGGCAGGATATGTGACTGCTGAGAGTCCAGAAGATAGGAACACAATATTTCAATATATTGTATATGGTAAAGGTAAAGCAGGTATCATGTTTACTGAAGACAATATAGAATTTAAGGAGAGAGAATTAGTTGATCTCAGAAAATATGTGCATGAATATGTCATGTCTTACGCTTCAGAAGATTTTTTCATCATTGGATTTAATACTTACGATAAATATCAGAAATGGGATGCAAGACTAATATCAAGCACAGAGACTAAACTAGATTTGAGAAGTTATTATGATAGGGTTGAACCTTTTACTGGTAGAACATTTATAATATGTTTGGATGGTAAACCAATAGTAAATGATAAGAGATTAAAAAGGTATGACTATTCTGAAGTATTCTTTGGTAATTCATATGATATAGACTTAAACGGAGGAGTATTAGGACTTTTTGTACAATGTTAAAAGATTTTTTACACAATTACTTAGATTCCTCAGCAGTGGATGACGCAATTAACACTCCGCTAGATAAGTTCGATAAAGACATCTACGGAGTTGTGGGTTTTCATTCACACGTTCATTATCGTGATGATCAGTTTCAAGTTCAAGTTTTTAGATTCTATCCAGACAAATATTTTATAGTTCCAGAACATACTCATCCAAACGTACATAGTTTTGAAGTAGGTATAAGTGGAGACTTATGGTTTAGTCATGGTGGTAAATGGTTGTATCCTAGACACCCTGCACTTCATTTTTATAGAGCAAAAACAAAAAAGAAATATCGTTGTATTCAAGTTGATAATGGAGATCCACATGGTGCAGCAGTTGGTCCGACTGGTGGTATATTTTTATCTGTACAACAATGGTTAAACGGAGTCAAACCATCTTGCGTAGGAATGGATTATGAAGGTTATGGTGTATCAGAGAAACAGGCAGAGGTTGATGGTGTTAAATATAAAGAGAGGTCATGGAGAATGGCTGCAACTAAAGAAGTTAAACCACCCCCTTGGGATATGCCATGATAACTAAAGATGATCTAGATCAATTATTTGAGTGGGGATCTAGTGTAGAGTTTCCACTAAAAATATCTCCTAAATTTACAGGTAGGGGAAAAGACTTTGATGGGGATGATTGGAGAGGATATTGGTTAAAGATGACGAGAAGAATGACTAATATTCGTAAGAGTTATATGCCTGAACATATAGTTAAAATACACGAGAATCCAGATATATTGTACTCTGCATTTGTAAATATTGCGTCAGGTGCAGACATTAAACCACATCGAGATCCAGAGGTTTACTTACACAAATATAAAAGAATACAGATACCTCTAGTTGTACCAGAACGAGAAAAATGTTACATGGTATGGGATGATGATAAAAAATATTACTGGGATGTTGGAGTTCCACAATGTTGGGAAGTCATGGATCACACCCATAGTGGTGCAAATTATTGTGATGAAGACGCTAAGTTTCTTTTTCTAGATGTAAAACTAGACACAGAAGTAATGATAAATAACTAAAAATCTAACTATAGAATGGCAAATATAAGGAAGTCATTTAATTTAAGAAATGGTGTGCAAGTAGATGAGGATAATCTATTTGTAAACAGTTTGGGCAACGTGGGCTTGGGGACAACAGTTCCTAGCGAAACTCTTGATGTACGAGGAAATATAAAATCAGTTGGAGTAGTAACAGCAGTTGGTGCATTTATATCTGGTGGACTAGAATCAATAGGTGTATCTACGTTTACAGGAAATGTTCATGTTGGATCAGCAATTACAATGTATCCTTCATCAGGGATTATTAGTGCGACTTCATTTAGAGGTGATGGTGCTTCATTATTAAATATTCCAACATCACAGTGGACTGACGTTGATCCTAGTTTGAATATTGTAAGTATATACAATACTGGTTCTGTGGGTATAGCAACTACTCTACCCAAGTTCACACTACAAATCGGTGGTAATTCTGATTTATCTAACTTCCAAAATGGAGTAGGTATTAATTCATCTGGTAACATGGTGGTTACTGGTATAGTAACAGCAGGGGTATTGAAAGGAGAGGGTTCTGATATAACAGCATTGAACGCAACAAATATAAAGTCAGGTATTGTTTCTAACGCATATCTTCAAGCAGGGTATGAGTTCTCTGGAATATTAACAGCATCACAATTTAAAGGTAATGTTCTTGGGGATGTAGTTGGTTTTGCAACAACTGCAAGAGATTTAGTTGATGGACTAGATTTAAGTTTTGGTTCGTTTACTTCGGACAACGCACAAGTAGGTATTTTAACAGTTACAGGTTCAATAGTAACACCAGGTGATAATGCACCGATTGGTGTGGGTACTACAGCACCTCAATCTGACCTTCATGTGAAGAAAGCGGGTATCTCCTCAGTACAAGTTTCTAGTGATAGTAATGAAAGTCTTATTACTTTAAGTAGAGGACTAGACCAGCAAGGAACTGCTGGTGCAATTAAATTTGGTAATGAAAGTGCTTCCTTCCCTTATAGTGAGTCAAATGATTTAGATATAATAAATTACACAACAGGTAGCATTAATAATTATCTTCATGCAGGGGCAGCTGGTATCAATACTGGTGGATTCTTTTGGTTAAGAGGTAAGAATGTTGACCAGTTGATGACTCTGACTTACGATAAGAAGTTAGGTATAGGAGTCACAGTTCCAGTAAATAACCTTCATGTTGTAGGAACTAGCACAGTTACAAGTAATGCTTTCATAGGTAACAATCTTACAGTCAAAAATGATGTGACTGTAGCAGGGGATATGTCTGTAACTGGTAGTTATGGGTTAGTTGATTCAGACATCATAGGATTAAACTTAAGTGCTACCACAAAACACTCTAAGGTTAAAAATCTAGATATAGATGGAAATCTTAAAGTAGCAGGTATCACTTCAATATCTGGTCATGTGGCGATTGCTAATACATTCTCAGCTGGTATAAGTAATAACTTCCCTACGAGAGGATTCGGAATTAATGTTGATCTAAACAATGCAGTAGCGATAGGTACAGATGCTCCCTTCAATGATGTTGGTCTTCTTGCCTTAGATGTAAGACATGGAAAGGCATCTTTCGCAGGGGTAGGTGTTGGAACTACAGCATTGTTAGCAGCAATTGACTTTAGGTTTGCAGGGAGAAATCATGCAGATGTTATAAACAAAGCAGAGGATAATAATAGAATGTATATGTATCCTCCTGTAGTCACGACTGCTGAGAGAGGTAACTTAGTTGGTATGCAACAGGGTGCTATGGTTTATGATTCTGATTTAGACACGTTATGTTTCTATAATGGGTCTGCATGGAGGAAAGTAAGTCACACAGCAGCGTAAATATGAAAACTTATACATACCTTTGTATGGATTGTAAGTCGGATTATATATTCTTTAAGAGACAGTAGCGAAAGCGTCACACACGACCCCTCTGGGGTCTTTTTTATGCTATAATAGTTGTATCTAAGATATTAGTATGCAACTCAGACCACATCAATTAGACGGATTAAACGCAATGCAGACTCACAGCAAGGGTCAGATCATTGTACCCACAGGTGGTGGAAAAACAATGTGCATGATAGAAGATGTGAGAAGACTCTTCGCACAGGATAGTTTACCAAAGACAGTTGTAGTTGTCGCACCACGCATCCTCCTAGCAAATCAGTTATCATCTGAGTTCTTGGAGTTCATCACAAATGCAGAGGTCATTCATGTACATAGTGGAGAGACACATCATAAGAGTACAACTAAGACAGATCAACTTGAGTACTGGTATCACAATAGCACAGATAATCTATTAATATTCACAACATATCATTCTCTACACAGAATACAGGAGTCTCTTGATATTGAAGTAGATACAATATACTTTGATGAAGCACACAACTCAGTACAGAAAAACTTTTTCCCTGCTACTGAACACTTCTCATACAATGCGAAAAGATGTTTCTTTTTTACTGCTACTCCAAAGAATAGTTTGACTCCTCAGAAAGCAGGAATGAACTGGAGTAAGGTGTATGGGGATGTGATCTGCCAAGTTCCTGCACCAAAGTTAGTCAGAGACGGATACATACTACCTCCAAAGGTTGAAGTTTACAAGTCAAGAATCTTGGATAAGAATGAGTTGGTTGCTGAACGTGATTGTGAGCAGATGGTACAGGCAATAGATAACATTGAGAAGGACAAAGTATTGATATGTGCAAAGTCTACAAAGCAAATCGTATCACTTGTTTACTTCACAGACTTTGTAAGTGATCTTGCAGACAGAGGTTATTCTTGGATGACCATTACAAGTAAGACAGGGGCGATTGTTGATGGAGAGAAGGTGGACAGAGAGACATTCTTTGATACACTTAATGAGTGGGGTAGAGACCCAGACAAGAAGTTTGTTGTTCTACATCACAGCATACTCTCAGAGGGTATCAATGTTCATGGACTTGAAGCAGTATTGTTTATGAGGTCTATGGATTACATTACTATTAGTCAAACGATTGGTAGAGTGATACGCAAAGGGGCAAAAGACAAAGTTTATGGTATGATATGTGTACCAGTATATTCTAAGGTAGGCATCACTACCGCAAGAAAGGTTGAAGCAGTAGTTGATACTATCTTCAACAAAGGCGAAGCAGCTACAGTTACAGTTACAAGATGAAAGACACTATTTTATTTGGAGATTGCAAGAAAACTTTGAGTGAATTTTTACCTCAGAGTGCTAGGACTTGTGTTACTTCTCCACCATATTACGGACTTAGGGATTATGGTACAGCAACGTGGGTAGGAGGAGATCCAAACTGTAATCATAGAAGAGACAGTAAAGTCAAACCTGAGAATTGTAATACAGGTCATAAGAATCATGATGAAATGTATGGAGTAGGGGATGCAATATACAAAACAGTATGCCCGAAGTGTGGTGCTGTTAGACAAGATAGTCAGATAGGACTAGAAGAAACACCAGAAGAATATATTGAAAATCTTGTAAACGTATTTAAGGAGGTTCGCAATGTGCTTACAGATGATGGAACTTGTTGGGTTAATCTTGGGGATAGTTACTATAATTACAGACCTGGAAAAGGACAAGGATTACCAAAACAAAGTGTCTCAACTACTAAACAAGACTTACCAGATATGTGTTCTCGCAGAGGAAATAGAATCGAAGGACTCAAAGAAAAAGACCTTATTGGAATCCCATGGATGTTCGCTTTCGCAATGCGAGCAGACGGATGGTATCTGAGACAAGATATCATCTGGCATAAACCAAATCCTATGCCTGAGAGTGTAAGAGATAGGTGTACTAAGTCACACGAATACATATTTTTGTTTAGTAAAAATAGAAAATACTACTATAATAATGAAGCAATCAAAGAACCCGCAAAAGATTGGGGAACACGAGACAGAACAAACGGAAAATATCATAACGAAGGAACAGGACTCCAACCGCATAGTGGTCTTACAAAAAGTTATCCAACAAAGAATAAACGATCTGTATGGTCAGTAACTGTTAAACCATATAAAGAAGCACATTTTGCAACTTATCCACCCGATCTAATTGAACCTTGCATCAAGGCAGGGAGTGAAGAAGGGGATACAATACTTGACCCATTCATGGGTGCAGGTACTACAGCGGCAGTAGCAAAGTCACTAAATCGACATTATATTGGGTGTGAACTTAATGAAGGATATGGTAACTTAATTCAGAAAAGAATACAAGATTATCAACCAGTTAATAAACCGACACAAGATAGTTGCATTAACATACTAGATATTATATAATAGAAGAGTAATAAAGGAGATACCATGATTGAAGGATTTGTTCTAACACTCGTATTGATGACTTTTTGTATAGGTTCATCATTTGCAATCGTAAATTTTGCATCTAAAGGGAGGTTCTTTTAATGAAATGTAAAGTTGACCTTATGGTCGCAGGGCAAATTTTTAGTGAGTCAGTTCATGCTCGTGATTACGCAGAAGCAGAGCAAGTTGCACTCGCTAGAAACCCTAACGCTAGAGTTATCAGAGTAAATGCTGATTTCTTCACAGATGATACTTGGAATTGATATATAAAGAAAAAATAAAACCATGAAAGATCAAGCATCAATAGGTTCTGAGTCTGCATCTGTTAAGTATCAGAGAGCATTAGACCTTTTTACTGAGTCAGTTATGAAACCTGACCATGATTTGCGTGGATGTGCATACAATCAAGGTTGTTATGAAGATTTGATGGAGATCAGGGAACACGTTTTAGAGTATCTTAAAACTCTAAAGGATGTGACCTACCATACAAATCCAGATGAGAGTGATGATATAGAAACAGCAAAATTAATTGAAACTAAACCATTAACAAAGTGGCGATAAATGAGTGATGTTCACTATAAAAAACACGTTGTCTTTCGTGAGACAGAGGATGTTATATTCTATGATATAACTGTTGAGGAGTCAAATGCTTCTGATCTTGTAGTACACACAGGAACAGCAGTATCTCCACCAAATGATAATGTGGGAGCAAAACAATTCTACATTCATAGTTTTCAAGATGATTATAATAGAGTAGTATCAGGGCAACGGACATTTGAGTTGGTAAATTATAAGTGGAAGTATCCATATCATATTGTGAATTTAAATGTTCATAATGGTGCATTGTTCATACCTCGTGGCACATTTCACAGGTCAGTATCAGGAAAGGATGGTTCGATAGTAATTAATCAGGCAAAGAGATATGAAGGATTTGATCCAAGTGCAGAGTTCTATCCTGTATCATGTGCGACCAATATTGAACTCTATAATATACTTACAAGAGAGAAACCAGTAATACACAAACTAGGCGAGTAGGCATAAATTTTTATTAACAAAACCTTAAATTTTAAGGTATCAACACATAAATAATACAGAATTGGAGATTCAAAATGCTTTAAATCTCTACATTATGAACCAGTAAAATAGGAGTCCGATTCATGCACAACTTAATTTCTTTCAATCAGTTAGTAGGGTCACAAGATCAAGATAACGATTTAATCACAGAATACTATGAGTGCCTAATCGAATGTG